TGTCTAGCAAAAGTAGGAGAATTGGAAACTTCTAGTAAAGAACACGGTAAGATAGGAATAGAAACAATTAGAAATTCTAGGAAAAATTTGGAACAATTAAAGGTAAATTTAGAAAAACAACTGCTTAAGCTCCAAAATAATCTCCCAGAAGAACAATGATCTACGTAAAAAACAAAGAATTAAAAAGGGCACTTTTAGAAAGTAAAGAAAAAGGCCAGCTCACAAGAGAAACCGTTGAAATGTTTACCCTTATAGTAAACGGTATGTCAAAAACCCATTCATATAGAGATAACGAAGACAGAGAAGACTGTATGTCGTCAGGGCTAGAAGATCTAGTTAAATACTGGAATCGTTACGATCCTGCAAAATCTGATAATCCCTTTGCATTCATATCTCAGATCGCACACAACGGTATGAAAAAAGGCTGGAAAAAAATCCACCCGCCGAAATCAATTAAAACTATACCTTTTTCTAGAATAGTAAGAGAAGAGAACTCTGTCTATAACGTTTAATTTTGGACATTAAAAAGTTAAAACCGAATGGTAAGTGGCAGTCTGGTAAATATTTTCCAAACAACCCTGAAAAGTACATCGGTGATATACACAATATAATATACAGAAGCTCGTGGGAAAGGAAATTCTGTCAATACTGCGACATGAATCCCAATATATTAAAATGGAGTTCCGAACCTCTTTCGATACCTTATTGGAGTCCTATCGATAAGAAAGAGCATAAATATTTCGTTGATTATTATATTCAGGTTAAGAAAGCTGATCAAACCATAGAAAATTGGTTTATAGAGATCAAACCCGAAAATCAATATGATATAACAAAACGTCCACAAGAACCGATAGGTAATTTAACTGAAAAGAAAATTAAAAATTACAACGAGAAGCTTAAGACATGGATAATAAATAGATCAAAGTTTGAGGCAGCAACAAGATTTGCAGAAGCAAGGGGTTATAAATTTGGAGCTATAAACGAAAACTTTATAATGAGATGAAGCCTTTTAAAGATCAATTTGAAGATTATAAATTAAATGTTTCGGGATTATCATCGCTAGCGGAGGAATCTTTTATGTTCTGGTTTAAAAATTTTGTAAATCAAAAAAGTCAATTCAATCCTCAAGGTTTTTTACCTGGTAAATTTTATTCCTTTGAATATAATGACACATTAGAAAAAGGTAAGAAATTTATAAACAAAAGACCTGTTATATTTTTTACCGGATTTATGAACTATGAGAATAAGCAGGCTTTTAGCGGTATGGATCTAATATTAATGCCTCCGATTTTTAGATTAGCATTTTTTTCAAGAATACAATCAGTTTATGAGGATCTGATAGAATCTAATATGAAAAAAATGGCCAATGTCGAGATGAGCGGACAGATTCCTCTTAAAACTGATTACGAAACACTTGATGTTATTATGAAAGGAATACCTTATAAAAATACATATAGGGTATGGGATTTAAAAAAAGTTCGTGATGTAGTGGAAATTCCCTACGAAGATTGGACTAGAATAGTATATCTACATACTAGGTCAATTCAAGGGACCCCGATAGAAGAGATATATACTAAAAACTCAAAGATCTAATGGCTGGATTTACAGACGGAAATAAAACATTTTTTAGCTCTATCGTTGATAGTATTAAAAAGGTTAGTAGCTTCGGAATGGCTTATGAGGATCTTGTTATAAAGAATTCTCAGGCTGTAGGTGTTTCTGAAGCTCAATTCTTACAAAAGGGTGGAATTAAAGACGAGGCTTTCCTTTTCGGATTAAGAAGAGCTGATACGTCTACCAAGCAATACATAGCTTATTTCGATAAGGATTATAAAAACAAAAGACATTATTTACAAGGATTTGGACAGAACCCAGAGATTGAATTTATATTAGATACAATATGTGACGAATCTATTGTATACGACGAAAAAAACTTCTGGGCTTATTTCTCTTTCATGCAACACGAAGATGTTGATGAGGAAACATACAAGAAAGTACAGAAAAGATATAGGGAGATATACAATCTATTCGGATTTAACCAAGATATTTTAGCTTGGCATCTTTATAGAAAATTTTTAGTAGAAGGTATTTTATCATTTGAAATAGTTTTTGATAAGAAAGGTAAGAATATCGTAGGATTTAAAGAATTAGATCCTGCATCTCTCGTACCAACAGTAGAACAACAACCAGATGGAAGCTACATTGATATATGGATACAATATCCGGACAATCCAGCATTAACTAGAAAGCTTTACGATTCTCAGATAATTTATATAAGTTATGCAAAAGGAGGCGGTACATCATCTAGAGTAAGCTACGTTGAAAGAATGATTAGATCTTTTAACCTTCTTAGAATTATGGAACACACAAGAATCATATGGAACGTGATGAATTCATCATATCGTATGGCAATGACCGTTCCTATTGGTACTAAATCGCCGCAAAAAGCTAAACAAACACTTGGAGAACTTATGTCTATCTACAAAGAGGATATAAGATTAAATACGGACAGTGGAGAATTAACAGTAGACGGAAGACCAAAAATACAATTCTTCAAAAACTATTTAATGCCTTCGTCTCCTAACGGAACTCCTGATATACAACCTTTAGCAGGAGCTGGTGATGCAACAGCATTTAGCGACACGACAGCATTAAAATATTTTGCTAATAAGCTCCGAATGGATTCCAAAATTCCCGTAACACGATTCGGAAGAGAAGAATCTGGATCAGAGGGTACAATTACATTTGCTGCAGAAGGGGTAGATCAAGAGGAAATCAGGTTTGGTAAATTTATTAACAGATTAAGATCTATTTACCAGGATATACTTATGAAGCCTCTATGGGTTCAATTCTGTTTAGATTTCCCTGAATTAAAAAAAGATTACATTCTTAAATCCGAATTTGGACTAGACTATGTTAAGGAGAACATGTTTAGGGAATCCAAGGATATGGAAGTAATGACTGCAAGAAAAGATCAGGTTATTAAAATATCAGGACTTAAAAATTCTGAAGGGAAAAACTACTTCAGTATGGATTTCCTTATAGATAGATTCTTAGGTATGACTAATCAGGATTTATTAGATAACAAAAAAGCTAAAGAAAAAGCTGCAGAAGCAAAAAAAGAAGCAGAGGGAGCTACGGGAGCAGAAGGAGCTACAGGAGCAGAAGGAGCTACTGAAGAAGAAGGCGGAGGCGAAGAATTCAAATTATAAAAAATGGCTGGATTTTTAGATAACATAGGTAAATTTAACCCAAACGTATCAAGAATACTAAAAACAATTAGTGGACTTGGATCATTTGGTATGGATTACAAGGACATGGTAATTCAAGACTCTATGGCTATTGGTATATCCGAAGCTGATCTTAGAGAAAGATTTGGATTCAGTGCTGATGACGAGGACTTTATCTATAGTATAGCTGCACAGGATACTACAAATAGAAAATACATTGCATACTTTGATAAAGATTATCCTTTCAAAAGAGACTTCCTAAGAACATTTGCACTAAATGCTGAAGTAGAATACATTTTAGACACTATTTGCGACGAGGGTATAGTATATGATGAGAAGAACTTCTTTTGTCACAATGCGATGCTTAGTATGGATTTACAGGATGATGTAATAAAAGCTTTAAGAAAGAATTTCAGAAAGCTATACGTACTACATAATTTTGCAAACGGTTTAACTGGATGGCAATACTTTAGACAATTATTAGTTGAAGGATTCTTAGCATTTGAAATAATATATTCTAGCGACGGTAAAGAAATCGTAGGTTTTAAAGAATTAGATGCTATAAGTCTTACTCCAGCAGTAGAGAAAAAAGCTGACGGGACTAGAGAAACTATATGGTGGCAATATTACGGAGAAACTACTAGACAAAGAAGATTGCTAGATGCACAGGTTATTTATATCTCTTATGCTAAAGCAAATACTGTTTCTAGAACTTCCTACGTTGAACGTCTTATTAGATCTTATAACTTATTGAAGATCATGGAGCATTCCAGAATTATTTGGAACGTTATGAATGCTCAGTACAGAATTAAGATGACAGTTCCTATTGGTAGTAAGTCTCCACAGAAGGCAAAAGAAACTTTAGGAGAGCTTATGTCTGTTTATAAAGAGGACATTAAACTAGATACATCATCAGGTGAGCTTGCTATTAACGGTAGACCAGATTTACAATTCTATAAGAATTACCTATTTCCCCAACAAGGAGGAGATTCGGTTAAAGTTGAAACTATAAATGCACAAGGTCCAAACTTAAACGTAATGGATTCGGTTCTTTATTTCTACAATAAGCTAAGACAAGATTCTAAAATCCCATACAATAGGTTCTCATCTCGATTTGGTGTAGGTGCTAACAACACATTCCATACTGCTGCAGATGGTGCAGAAAGAGACGAGGTTAGATTCTCTAAGTTCATTACACGATTAAGATCAATATTCCAAGAAATAATGGTTAAGCCATTATGGATTCAAATGTGTCTTGAATTTCCTCACCTAAAAAATGATACTGAATTTAGAAGCCAAATAGGTATTAAGTTTGAAAGCGATAACACATTCGGTGAATCTAGAGAAATAGAACAATTAATTAAGAAGATAGATTTTGTAACTTCACTAGGGGAGATTAAAGAAACAGTTAACGACGAAGAGGTACAATATTTTGATCAGAATTTCCTTATTGAAAGATGGCTAGGACTTCCTAATGATGATATCCAAATGAATAGAACATATCTAGAAAAGGACAAGGAAGAGGGCCAAGGAGCAGCTACCGGAGCAGCACCAGCAGAAGCAGCACCAGCAGAAGCAGCACCAGCAGAAGCAGCACCAGCAGAAGGTGAAGCACCCGCAGAAGGGGCATAATATCGGAACTTAGCATTTTAAGTAGAGTATAATAATAGAATCCTTTTTATTATTAAGTAGGAATTTCTACATTTGCTTAAAATCTTCCAATGAAAAAAGAACTCAGAATCTTATTAGAGATTGAATCGTCGACAGGTAACGGATCTCAAAAAATTAAACAGGACCTTATAAAGGATAACTATTCTCCGATTTTGGAGTATTTTCTAAAAGTTGCCTTAGATCCATTTCTTACAACAAAGTTACATAAGCTTGATGTAATAGAGGAGTCACCATATTTAGTCGATGATGACTACAATCCATTTGAAAAATTTAAGGATTTAACGTCAAGACTTTTTATAGCTCCTGCACCGAATGATAAATTTAGGGAGGAAGCATTTGAATTAGTTAATTGTATAGATCTTTCATTTGATGAAAGAAAGATTCTAGGAAAGATACTTACTAAAAGATTAAACATAGGGATAGGTGCTAAGCTAATCAACAAAGCTTTCGGTAAAGAAGTTATACCAGATCCTAGTCTAATGTTAGCACAAGATGACGAGGACGAGATAAAAAAATGGGATTCAATAATATGCGAAGAAAAATACGATGGTGTTAGAGTTATCGCATTCGTTTCAGGGAAGGAAGTTAAATTCTATACAAGGGCATTCAACGAAATTTCTAATCACTACCTAGAAAAAATAGCAGTAGAATGTTTAGGCATGATTAAGAATTCACAATTACAAGGTGATTGGTTTTTTGACGGGGAGCTTACAGATCTAGATAGAAAGAGTGTATCTGGTAAAGTTAATCAAATGCTAAAAGGAAAACCTATGAATTCAATAGGTGACGAGCTTATATTTAACGTGTTTGATTTAGAAGATGCAGATACTCTTAAAACCGGCAAAGGTATTATTCCATTTGATATTAGAAGACAATCATTAGAGGGTGTTTTTAAGACGTATACGACATCTTCAGTCACCTTGGCAGATTCTTTCTTAACGAAAGAAAAAGAAGACATATACGCTTACTATAATAAAATTGTAGCTAATGGCGGTGAGGGGGTTATTCTTAAAAATCCAGATCATGTTTACGAATGTAAAAGATCTAAGAATTGGATTAAACTAAAAGAAGTAAACGAATGCGATCTTATAATTACAGGTTGGTATCCTGGAGAGGGAAAAAGAGAAGGACTTATTGGAGGATTTATTTGCGAGGATAAAACAGGAACACTTAAAGTTAAAGTTGGATCTGGCTTTACTGACCAGGATTTAAAAGAATTAAGTGAAAATCCGGATTCACATGTGAACAAAATATGCTCTGTACAGTATAATGTAATAATAAGTGACAAGAACGGAAACTGGTCATTATTTTTACCTAGATTTGTAGAGATGAGAGACGATAAAGATTTTGCTGACGATTTAAAAGAAAAATGTAAATGATACAAGAATTATTAACAGAAAAATTAAGACCGAAGGAATTAAAACACATGATCCTTCCACAAAGGATCAAGGGATCTTTCGAAAATGGATTACAACAAAATGTTTTACTTGCAGGATCCCCCGGATCAGGTAAGACAAGTATGGCTAAAATTCTAATAAAGAATCACCCATATATTTTTATAAATGTATCGGACGAAAGCTCGGTTGAGACAATCAGGACTAAAGTACACGACTTCTGTTCTACTGTTTCTATCCTTGACGGAGAAAATCACATTAAGATTGTTGTACTAGATGAGTTCGACGGTGCATCAGAGCAGTTCTACAAGGCTTTAAGAGGTACAATTGAGAAATATGCTAAGACGACAAGATTCGTTGCTACGTGCAACTATTTAAGTAAGATCCCTGATGCTATTAAATCTAGATTCGAGGTGTATGACTTTGATCCAGTAAATAAAGAAGAGGAAAACGAGATAAAAATTGAATGGCAAGAAAGGGTTTCTAAAATACTTTCACTGATGGAGATAAATCATGACGAAAAGAGCTTGGATCTTTTTTCTAAGAAATATTTTCCTGATATGAGATCTGCATTAAACACAATACAAAGGTGGCAGATTGATGGTGTAACAGATCTAACTGAAAGTAAGATAAATGAAATAACATTCGACCACGAGGGAATTTTCAATATGATTCTTTCTAAACCTGATAGTATTTCTAATTATCAATATATTGTTGGTCAATATTCAGGAAGAGTAGATGAGGTTATGGCTTCGTTAAGCTCCGACTTTATTAAATGGCTAGAAGATAAAAATCCAGCCAAGCTAAATCTTATCCCAGTAACTATAATTACTGTTGCTAAGTATCAATCTCAAAGAAGTCAAGTAATCGATCCTATAGTCAGTCTTTTGGCTTTGATTTTCGAATTACAGCAGATGTTTAATAAATGATCAGTATACTAGGCATTATGCTTGGATTTCATTGATAATGCGTAGTATACTATACAAAAATAATATTATGAGCGGTAAAATTATAATAGTTGGCCCGGGGGGATCTGGAAAAGATTTCTTAAGAAAGAAAATGGTAAATCGAGGATTTGAATACGGAGTGTCTTTTACAAGTAGACCACCGAGAGAAGGTGAAGAAGAAGGAGTCGACTATTATTACCGAGATCAAGATTTTTTTACAGCCAATCCAGATATATTTCTAGAATTACAAGAATTCAACGGATGGAAGTATGGAATATCCAAAGGAGAATTTGAGACAAAAAATCTTTTTATTCTTAGTCCTGCAGGGCTTAGAAGCTTACCAGAGAATTTTAGAAACGATTCTTTTGTTATTTATTTGAATCCTGAGGAGGATGTTAGGGTTAAAAGATTACGTGAAAGAAACGATGCTGACAATGTGGAGAGAAGATTAATTGCAGACAGGAAAGATTTTTTTAATTTTTCCGATTATGATATAATGATAACCAATGAAAATTTTTAATCATTATATTCCCAAAGAAATCCACCGATTCTTTTAACTTCCCCCTTACAACATCTACATATATTCGAGGGACTGAATCCCAGTTCCATTTTTATATCCTGAAAAGAATCCCATGTTTTAATTAGATCGCCATTAATTGATTTCTGATTAACCTTTCTAGCCCTTGGGTTATTCTTTCCCGTTTTTTTCTTCATATGATGATCATCGCCTCTTTTAGCAGATAAGGACATTTTCATTCTGGTTTCTTCCGAATGGTTAGGCATTTTAAACTTATTTTTTAAATGCCCCTGTAATTTATCAGATTCGTTTTTATATCTCCATTGGAATCCTCCTGCAGTTTTATATCTTCCTGTTAAAGCGGAAGAAATATTTTGCTTTATTATTCCTGTTTTTTCTGAAGCCTCTTTTACAGAATTATATTCTATAATTTCTAAACCATCTTTTATTTGTACAACAGGTTTACTGAGTACTTTTTTCCATTCATGTTTATGTTTTAGTCCAGTTCCGCCAGTTCCCCCATCGGTCATATTAGTAAGTGGACCTAGATTTTTATCCTTTCTTCCTATTTTTATTATTGTTTCAATCTCCTTTTCACACGATTCAATATTTGTAAGACCTTCGTAAATTTTAAGAATTATCGGAAATCTACCAGATTTTATTATTGATGATATTTTAGTTACTTTATAAGATTTTTTTTTATCTCTTATACCACTAAAACATCTATGTCTAGTTCCCTTACCGACATAAAAAGGCTCAAATTCAAAAAATAGATCATCATATTGGTATTTTCCATTTTTTCTTGGATCTAAATAAACATAAACGTAGTATTCATTCATACCGAAACATAATATGTTTATATATCTATAATACAAAAAGTAATTCCCATGATAACTGTCCTGTGTGATGGCAACTATATTTTCCATAAGACCTTTGGAATATTCTCTGGTTTTGGAAGTAAAAATCCGGGTGATGTATTATCATCAGAGGCTGAAAGAAATATGTTTGTAAGGAAGGTGATAACAGATTTATGTTATTCCTTAAATCAAATACCAGAAATTAATCGAATAATCTTCTGTAAAGATTCTAGATCTTGGAGAAAAGATTATAAAATAACTCGTAGTGTCTATAAAGAAAGCCGAGTTAAGAGTGAAGGAGTTGACTGGGGATCTTTTTTTAAGCTTATGGAAGAGTTTGGTGATTTCTTAGAAGAAAATGGTTTTATTTATAGTTCTTATCAAGGAGCAGAGGGTGACGACTTAATTTGGGCATGGTGCGACTATTTAAAAGATTCAGATGATTGCGTCATAGTTCTTAGTGGGGATAAGGATATGCACCAGCTTGTTGAATATAACGGTAAGACTTGGACTGGAATTTGGAATAGTAATTCTAAAAACAATAAACTTGTAGTACATAAAGAGTGGAGTATAGAGGATAAAGAAGAACCAACTATATTTGATGTTAATCCAGTATCCGGATCTAACAATTCAAAAATAGAAAAACTAGTGTCTTCTTGTATTGTTGAAAAAATAGATACGAAAGAATTTATTTTTAAGAAAATATTAATGGGGGATAAAAAAGATGATGTCCCTGGAGTTTTTCCGTACCAAACTAAGAATGGCAAAAATTCAAATATTGCAGAAGGTAAATCACAAAAGATATGGGATTTATATCAGCAATCCCCATGGGCAGAATATAAATTAGAAGAGATATGGCAGAATGAAGATTTTTTAGGTTGGCTAGCAGGTCTTTCTCTTAGACTTATATCTCAAACAGACAATAAAGAAAACAGAGATTTATTCAAGCAGTTCTACGAAGAGAATGCAAGATTAGTTTGGCTTAATTCTGAATCTATACCACATAACATGGTGGAAGGATTAAAAAATCACGTTATAGAACTTGATGCTAAAGAAAAATCTCCAGTTTTAATTGATAAAAAAATAATGATCGAAAAATCCCCCTGGTATAAAGACACTACTCCACCTAGAGGATTTGATCCTTTTGACCTTTTTAAATAATGGATAATCCCTTCGAAATAATAAAATCATTCCATACTAAAGGATGGGATAAGATAAGAGATAGGGATAAAGCTCGTAATCTTTTTATGATTAATAGAACGTGCTCTATTGCATATCCGCTACAAGCTAATTCTTTCAATAATATTAAGATCCAACCTGAAAAGGTAGTGGATTTCTGGAAAGTGTTTGTAACACATCACAATAAAAAAACTCCATCTTGGATTTGGACTAAAACTATAAAAAAAGAGAAAGAAAAATCACAAGATAATTATAGAGATGAAATATTAGATTTCATTAAAGAAAAGTATCAAATCTCCAATAGGGAAATACAAGAAATGAAAGATTTTTTCCCGTCTAAATTCAAGCAATTCTATAAAGAGATAGAAACTCTGCTCAGTTAGGATTCATATTCCTAAGTCCGGATATATAAATAAACAAAATAGTCCGGAATGAAGGAACTTAATCAAATTACGATAAAGCAACTCCTGGCTTCAAATACAATTGGAGCCAACAATTCTGTAACCAATGCTAACTTTGCACAATTACAAGAAGCCCTACTTCTTTTAAATAATGCTTTTGGTATTTCTCTACAGAATAAAACGTTAAACTTCCCTAGTGGAAAGATTAATGTTGGATCAATTAAAGCAGATCTAATTAATCTTCCTGTGACGGGAAATTCTTCAATACAGTTGAAGGGAAGCAACGGGGAGATTACCGCAAATGGTATAATTGCAACCAACGACATTATAGCGGGAACTAATCTAATAGTTGGCGCTGGTAATTCAGGAGGAAGATTAAAATTAATTTTAGATAGAACATATACCGATGAATCACTCCTCCCAGGTGCTCCGGGGCAGATTAGATACATTGGAGATGATTATGAAGGATATTTAAATTTTGGAGAAATACAAGCATCATCTTCTTTTGTTATAGGATCAACGGGTGCTTCTGGAGATACTATAGCAGTATTATACAATGGTGTAACTGCTGGACAGGCATCATGGAATACAAATAACACATTAACAGCACAGGCAATAACTGATGCTATTCTTAATAATACAACAGGACCTTGTTTAGCAGATTATAACTTAAACACCGTAACCATCAAAGCACTTCCTGGACTAGGAACTACTGCAAATGGAGATACTATTACTATTTCCGGATCGATGCCAGTTAACGCTACTGCAGGTACAATGTCAGGCGGAGTTAATGGAACTGGAGCTTGGTTTTCTCTAAGAGGAGGACAGGGACCAACTGGAGTTACTGGACCTTCTGGAGGACCTATAGGACCAACAGGAGATACAGGACCTACTGGTGTTACTGGAACGGGTGTTACCGGACCTACTGGATCTACTGGAGCAACTGGAGCAACTGGGACAGGAACAACCGGACCTACTGGAGTTACCGGACCTACTGGAGTTACTGGACCTACAGGAACTACTGGTGCTAATGGAGCTAAAGGATCAATAGGGGCTACCGGTGTTACTGGAGCTACCGGTGTTACTGGGCCAACAGGTTCTGCTGGATCTATTGGATCAACAGGAGCTACTGGAACGGGTGCTACGGGTGCTACCGGTGCTACCGGTGCTACGGGATCTACGGGTGATTCGTTTTTAAATGGATCAGGAGTACCTGGTGTTGGTTTAGGAAAGGATGGAGATATTTATCTAGACGGTGATACAGGTGATGTTTACACTAAATCCGGGGGTGTTTGGTCTTTAAGTTATAACATATTAGGTCCTACTGGACCTACGGGTGATACCGGATCTACGGGATCCACTGGGGATATAGGAACTACTGGACCTACTGGGAATACTGGTCCTGCAGGGCCTGACGGACCTACTGGAGCTACAGGTGCTCCTTCACCTTTAGGATATTATGATGCTAGTAAATTTAGTACAACGCAGACATTAAGCGCAGGAAGTAGCAAGCCTGTATATTTTGACACGGATAATCTAATAGATATAGGAATTTTTGCAACAGGAGATTTTGCTCTTTCCGGTACAACTGGATCATATGTTGAGGTATTAGAAGCTGGCGAATATTTTATATCTTATAAGATAGGTATCGAACATGCTTCTTCCGGATCTAGCAGTTTTATTTCTACTACTCTATGGAGAGATACAACTACGCCAGCAGAGGTAACTAATTTTAGAGGATACACAACATTAGAGGACACTTCTGGAGGAGTACTTCCTTATGATATGATAACAGTAACGGGTATCGTTACTGCTGCTGCTAACGACAGATTCTTCGTAAAGGTTGCTTATCAAGCAGGAGGTATAGGAACAGTAGGAATTACAGACAGCGATACTGGATTAAATGTTATTTCTTTATTAGGAACACAGGGTGTTACTGGACCTACCGGAGCAGGATCTACTGGTCCTACTGGAGCTACCGGACCTTCTGGAGGTCCCGTTGGACCCACAGGTCCTACTGGAGATGGTACTACTGGAGCTACCGGACCTACCGGGGCTACTGGGGTTACTGGTGCTACCGGTGCTACTGGATTAACAGGTGCTACTGGATCTACAGGAGCTACCGGATCGGGAGGTACGGGACCTACAGGTTCTACTGGATCTACCGGTCCTGCAGGACCTATTGCTAAATATGTTTTAAAAGTACAATTTGACGGATCTGGTAATGTTGATTCAGTTACACCTTTCCCTGCTGCAACAGATGCTGCAGGTAATCCTATAACATCAGGATCTGGAGGATGGTTATTTACTAGAAATAGCGGAACACAAATTACAATATCGCATACAGAAGGAGTTCCTGCTTTAGATCTCCAAACACACGCACAAAGTGGAGCTAGTTACATATCTAGAACAATTACCGGTGCTAGAGCAGGTAACTATGTAATACAGAACAATACTTCATTCACAATTTACGGGATAAATCTAACAAATTTAGGGGGTAGTGGAACATACGCATACGTCACCTGGAACTTCCCAACAAATAATATTTTTATCTAATTTTTCATTAGAGGATAATATTTTTTAGAGATAAATACTAATGATAAAATAAGATAAAATTAAATGGCCCAAATACCAGAACTACCTATAACAATGATCGCTTCCGTAAGGCCGGGATCAGTTATAGTTAGTAGCTTATATGAAAATAATGCAAGCGTGTGGGACAATTATCCTTCATCTTTCGATTGTATTTTAGATATAATCCCCACGCCAACTTCACAAGAGCCAAATTTCAACATAAACGGAAACGACCTTAGAGTTGGAATGTTCATTTTACAGCCCAACGGAAATGCTTACCTGATTACTGAGATCTCTGCATCTAGCGATTTCGAGGCAACTGTAACATTAAAAGATATAGATCTTTATAATTTAGTAAGTGATTATACAGCAACAGGTAATAATTATCCAGTAGAAGGAATAAATGGTGTAAGTTTTGAGGTTTCTGAAGACGGAGCTCCTATTACAGCTTTAATTGCAACTGCTTTAGCGCCTAATTTAGATGATTCTGGATATTGGATAGATGATGCTTTAGCAAGATTTCAATATAGAAATATACTTAAAGCTAGCTATACTACATTCTATTCACCTAACCCATCATATAGTATTAACTCTGTAGGTGAAGTGGTTTATTTAGATTCTTATGGAGTTTTTACATTAGTTGATACAACAAATGCAGTTGAAGTAGAGAGAGCTTTTGGTGTTATTACTTCATTAAACGAGCCGGAACAAGGAAATATAACAGTTAGACCCTTTGGTAGAATAGTAACAACGGATTTTTTACTTCCTGGCTCTATAGGAGAGGTATTATACTTTGATTCTAGCGCTTCACCATCATTTGTAACGAACGTTAAACCCGCGGTTGGTGTTGTACCTGTCTATATTAAAATAAATGACTATACGGCTTCCTATTTGTATCCTGCACAAGGATCAGCATCCGGAACGTCAGGAAGTAACGGTACTAGTGGAAGCTCTGGATCATCGGGTCTTTCAGGTAACGATGGCGCTAATAGCGGAAGATGGCTATTTAACAGTACCAATACTGCTTGGAGTAATCCCGGAGGTACTGGTTTATTTTTATTAGATAATCCAAATTTAGCACTTGTTCAAAAATTATCTATTAATTCAACAGCTTCTAATGGTTCTTCTTATTACAGCTGGCTTAATTCATTAAAAAATAGTTTAACCTCCGGATATACAGCAATATTACAGATAGCTAAAGTTGGAAATCCTTCGATAATTGCTATTTATGAAATATCTTCTATTACAGGAGGGCCAGTTCTTTATGATTTTTTATTAAATTTTGTTAGCGGTTCCGGAACATTAGGGAATTTAGATGAATGTTCTATTTCTTATATTATAAACGGGAAAAATGGATCAAGCGGAACTTCAGGTTCATCTGGTTCGTCAGGAACTTCGGGTTCATCGGGAACTTCGGGATCCGATGGATCTTCTGGAACATCAGGAACAGACGGATCTTCTGGAACATCAGGAATAGATGGATCTTCTGGAACATCTGGCACTAGCGGAATAGATGGATCTTCAGGTACTAGCGGAATAGATGGATCTTCAGGGACATCTGGAACTAGCGGAATAGATGGAACTAGTGGATCATCAGGTACTAGTGGAATAGATGGAACTAGTGGATCATCAGGAACATCAGGACTAAGTGGTGTAGACGGATCGTCAGGAACTAGTGGTAGTTCAGGATCATCAGGAACTAGCGGATCATCAGGAACTTCGGGATCATCGGGATCATCGGGATCATCTGGAACTAGTGGTAGCTCAGGAACTTCAGGATCATCTGGAACTTCAGGATCATCTGGAACGAGCGGAGTAGATGGAACTTCGGGATCATCTGGAACTAGTGGAACTTCAGGATCTAGTGGAACTTCAGGATCTTCAGGAACAGGTGGAACATCAGGAACAAGTGGAACATCAGGATCTAGTGGAACTTCAGGAATAGATGGTTCTAGTGGAACATCAGGAATAGATGGTTCTAGTGGAACCTCAGGAATAGATGGTTCTTCAGGAACCTCAGGAATAGATGGTTC